AGAATTTAAGAGTATTCAAGAAACTATGGATATTTTCCTTGCAGGAAATAAGATTACTACAGAGCAGTATTCAGAATTTACAGTATTAATTACGCCTGTAATTTAGTTCGCAATAGGAATATAGGATGTAAAAGTAATAATTTAATAAATTAGGCAATAATATGACTGTAAAAGGTCTTTTTTTATTGTTCTAAAAAGGATTTAATGTTAATATGTAGAATTTAATATTATAAAATAAAAAGAAGGTGATATAAATGAGCGGTGGAACATGGGGATTTGACTCGGGCAATAGTTGGGGCTAAAAATTAAAGGCAGTTTTAAACTGTCTTTTTTTATTGCTTATTTTTATAGAAAACAGGAAGGTGTTATATGAATGAATTAGAAACTATTCAAGAAATTAAAGAAAGATTAGTTAGAATAGAGATTTTGCTAGAAAAGAATACAGAAAATTGGGGTGAAAAAATTAATGTAGCTAACGACAGAATAAGAGATTTAGAAGATACTATCAAATGGATAAGCCGTACTGCTATAGGTGGTTTGCTTACAGGTTTATTAGGGATATTATTTAGTTTAATAAAATTTGGAGGTATGTAAAATGGATTTAACAAATTTAATGCAATTTATACCAGGAGAATTGGCAATAGTTATTGTAGCAACTTATGTTATTGGAGTATTTCTTAAGAATATAGAAAGTGTTAAAGATAAATATATTACTGTAGCATTAATGATATTTGCAATAGTATTTTCTATGATATTAAGTAGACCATCTGCGACAGCATTTTTACAAGGCGTATTATGTTGGGGAGTGGCTGTAGGGTTAAATCAAACAGGAAAACAATTAAATAAACAAGAGTAATTTAGGTAGCGTTTTTAGCTACCTTTTTTGTTATATAAATAGAAGGAGGAGATTATATGTCACAATGGAAATGGTGTGTTGAGGATTCAGATGGAAAAGTTATAAAAGGATGGTATGAAGATAATGGAATTTGGTACTATTTAAATGATGAAGGTGTAATGCAAACAGGATGGATGAAAGATAAAGACGGAAGATGGTATTACCTAGATTCTAATGGAACAATGAAAACAGGATGGTTAAAGGATAAGGGAAAATGGTATTATCTAAATCCTATAGGCAATGGTTACAAGGGAGAAATGTATGGTAACTGTACCGCTACTGTAGATGGAAAATCTTATAGTTTTGATTCCACTGGTGCATGGATAGAAGGCTACTTAGTAAGTGATAGATGTATAGATTTTATTAAGAGCTGGGAGGGTTTTATAAAAGAAGGAAAGAAATATTATGATTGTGTTGGTGTTTTAACACAAGGTTACGGATTAACAGGAGATGAAATAAAAAATCTTCCAGAACAAATTTCTGAGCCTGAAGCAGCTGCATTATTAAAAAAGGTTGTTAATAATAAATATGCCCAAATAATTAAGAAGGATTTAGACCATAAAGGCGTTTGCTTAAAACAACATGAATTTGATGCTTTGGTTTCATTTTCATACAATTGTGGAACAACAGGTCTTTTAGGTTCAACACTATATAAAAATATAGTTGCTGGAATAAGAGATAAAGATACTATTACTTCTAATTTTCAAGCTTGGAGTAATGGGGGCGGTAAAAGAATAGAAGGACTTTACAGACGTAGAACTAAAGAAGCAGCTATGTTTTTAAATGGAGATTATACAGGGAATATATAGAATAATTAATATTAAGGAACAATTAATTGCAAAATAGATATATTAATAGTATGACACAGGTTCTAGTGTCGTGTAAGTTGTCGTATAGAAGTCAATATTTTAGGTAATTGGTTTTATTCTATGAAATAGTATATAATATATGTGGCTAAATTACACATAAAATTAGAAAACAAAGGGTAGCAGATAGGAGAAATCTTATTTGCTACCTTTTCTTTTTATGGAAAACTTGTCCATTTTGTAGTATTATGTAAATATGACAAATGAAAAGAACTCATGTGGCTATCAATCAATCATGAGTTACTAGTTATGATAGAGTTTATTCTGTTACCTCTATTATAGCATTAATTAATAAATATAACTATAATATGGGGGATAAAAATGATTAGCGATATACCATTTTGTTTTAAAGATAGACATGAAGAATATTTAACTTTAGGGAGTTTACAAGAATTTTGTAAAAATAATAATTTAAAAACAAGCTTAGATAAGATTGAATTAATTAATTCAATAATTGAATTTTCAAAAATAGATGAAAATAATTCACATAAGGTATGCAAATGGATTGATTATACACTTAAAGAAGGAATAAAAAAGTTAATTATTGCAAAAATAAATAATGTAAGAAAATTAAGGTATAAAACAGAGGATGAATGGATAGAAATTATTAATGAGAAATTTCAAGTATATGAATCAAGTTGTATTTTAAATTATCCACATAAAAATATCATTTCTTTATGTGGATATGAATTTGAATTTAATAATAATAAAGTATCTAAGGTGAATCTTAAATATACAATTTTATTAAAAGAACAAAAAAAGAAAGATCAACCACCAATAAATATTATTTATCCAATTTTTATTGATATATATGTAGATGAAGGATACATTGTTGGAAGAAGTAAATCAAAAAGTTCTATATTAAAATTTCAAACTATAGAGACAGACAAGAAAAAAATAGATGATATTATAGAATCTATGAATTGTGATAAGTTAATTAATGAGGCATTGAATTTAACAATGGAGAAAATAGATGTTTCAAAAGAAGATGTACCCACAGGGATACATATATTTAAGGGAATCATACATAAAATGGTTGATGAAACAACTGCGACTCCAAACGAAATAAAAGAAAAATTAGATGAAGAAGATGGAATTAGGCAAAGTTTTATAAAGAACTTTTTGGAGAGACAGGGGATTAATCTGTTAAATGGGGAAAATTATAAAAATGCGATAGAAGATTTGACAGTACTAATGGAAAAATATATATCAATTAATTATAGCGATAAGAAAATTTTCACAGAAGATAGATATGGATATCCAATCCAGATATCAGCAACAGATGAGGATTCTAGCTCTGTTGAAGAAACGTCACTTGAAGATAAGCCCTTACAATGTACACCTATATTTTTTGATAATAAAAAGATAATACAAAAGCAAAAGAAGTGTGATAATGTGGTAATGGTATTTAAAAGAACACCAAAAACTTATTTTACAAACAAAACATTTCCAGCTATTATAGAAGTAAAGAGAGGTTCCATGCATATTGATTTGCGAAAATATGTGTTAGAGGAGGATATAAAAAATGTATTATCCAGAATTATTAGAAGTAATCGATAAAACAGGTGCAAAAGAAGTTATCGACAAGTTAGATAAGTATTTTGCTTTCTTACCTAATAGATCAGAAACTGTAATTTCAATTTCTAATGTTGCAAGTAGATTAGAAATTGATTATTCAATTGTGAGTGTAATGTTCAAGTATATATATGAATTGGGAATTATTGATAAAACTTATATTGTAATGTGCCCAGAATGTAGTAGAGAAATACTAGTATCTAATCAAAAGGAACTAATGGATAAAGTTAGAGATTTAAGTTATTGTATAAAATGTAAAAAAGAAATAGTGATAGAAAGTGGAGATATTGCTGTTGGGTATAAAGTAATAAAGCAGCCTGAAATAGATAGTACAGATATTATTTTAGAAACATCAAAATTATTTGAAAATGAATGTACAGATTTTAATGATGAAGAGACACTAAAAAAGATGTTCGAAAATGATAGAGAGAAGCCACATGATTTTTTTTATAAACCCTCTGAGATAGAGTATAAGAAATTTAAAGAATTGTTTAGAAAATTAGATTTAGACTATGGAGATTCAACAACAGCACAAGGAAAAGTCTTAGAGGGTTTGGTAGGTGATATATTCAATATTTGCAGAGGAATGACTGCTACTACGATAATAAAAACACCAACCAATCAAATTGATTGTACTGTAAGAAATGACTACTGTATACCACTTACAGTTTATAAGGAATTAGGATCAATTATAAAGATTGAATGTAAAAATGAACCTAAAGACAAACCTGGAAATACTTATTATCGAAAATTACACAGTATAATAAAAGGAAGTAAAAATAACTATGAACAAGCTGTTGGAATTATTGTATCAAGACTAGAGCCAGCGAAAACATGTAAGGTACTAGCAAGAGAATTCTTTTTACAAGATAAAATTATAATATTAAATATTTCTGATGAAGATTTAAAAAGAATTATTTTTGAAAAGTCTAATTTATTAGATGTTTTACAAGAAAAAATACAAACTATCAAAAATAGTATATCTACAGATCCTGAAAAACATAAATTATATAGATAGAAAATCAGTAGCTAAAATAAAATAAATCCAACCACTTTAAGGGCAGTATGTAGATTAAGTTCTATATATTGCCCTCTATTTTTTTGTAAAAAAATAAATCACGAAAAAGAGATAAATTTTATAAAAATTATTGATTAGACACACGCTAGAGTGTATGATATAAAGTATAGTAAAGATAAAGAGTTGTTGAAAATCAAAACAAAATTAGATATAGCATAAGAGATAATTTTTTAAGGTCAAGGGGGATAAATAAAGTGTGTAAAGAAAACATATGGGATAAGTTATTGAGCCTTAAGGAAGCAGCAGAGAAATATAATAGAGATACTAGCACATTAAAGCGTGCTATTTCCAATGGAACTTTGGTAGAAGGTATAGATTGTAAGAAGTTTGGTCGAGATTGGGCAATATTAATATCTAGTTTGGATCGTGTCTATATAGAGGAAAGAAAAAATTTAAAAAAATAATAAAAAGGGTGTTGATTATATGCACTCTAGCGTGTATAATTAAATTGTGGTTAGGAGATAACTGCAAGAAGATATTTATACTAAATAATTTAAAAACGTCCTTCTAAATTGAATTCAATTTTAAAAATAAATATAAAAGGAGAGAAAAATAATTTATGAATATAGCATATATAAGAGGTAATTGCGAACAGTCAATACAAAGCCAACAAATAATGTTCAATAATTATAAAATAAAAATGGATGAGTATTTTGAAGATTTTGGAACAAAAATACAAATAAAAAATATGCTTTCTAAAATTAAAGGAAATGACACACTATACATTACTAGTTTAAATATATTAAATAGAAATATAAAAGAAGTAATAAAGATATTAGATGAAATACAAAATAAAGGCGTGAATTTAAAAGTTTTAAATTTAAATGAAGATATGGATATAGATAAAATTAAAGTGTTAATTAGCATGGTTGACGCAGGAACTAAAATTCTTAATAAAGAATAAAAATAAGCAGTAGGTAAAGAAATTAATCTTACTTACTGCTTTGTTTTTATTTTACAGAGTCTTGAAAAGTAGTATTACTATAATCTATATGTCCATCACTACAAGCCCATGCCATAGCAGAATATCGCCCATTTCCAATTCTAACATATTGGTCATGTTTCATATCACAATTTATAGAGTCGAAATAATAATCCTTACCATTTATTGAGTTAATTCCAGTATAAGCACAACCATCACTTTCATCAAAATAATACCAATTATTATTTATATATTTCCAACCATTTGCACAAGTGCCATCATCATTTAGATAGTTCCATCCTCCATAATAAACACCATTTACCCAACCTTCATTGCCTTGATGTTGAAGCCAAGTTCCAGCAAAAGCTTTCGTTGAAAATAACATGCAACTTATAAATAGCATACTAAAAATTTTTAATAATGTTTTTTTCATATCTTTTACCACCTTTGTTTAAATCTTTTCATTATTAATCCATTCTGTTCTGTTTTCATAATACTCTAATCCATTAGATAACTTTTTAGGTTTTACTAGTTTCCTTTTTCTAATTTTTGTTGGTTTACTAAAAATAGAATTTATAAATTTTGTCATAGAAGCAAAACAAAGTATTCCTATAATTATCTTTAATCCTTCTAAAGCTAAAAGCCCATACGCTACAAAAAATAATACAAATATTAACACAAGTGCACCTAATATCATTTCAATATCACCCTTATAATAAGTCTAATTATTTCCATTATATATTAATAAAACTAAATTGTAAAATATAAACTATATAGATATTATTTACAAAATATAGTAAAATTATTCTAGAGGTGGTTATATGTTTAGATTTTTAAGAACATTAAGTAATGAACTAATTAGAATATTTATAATATTTATAGGAGCTTGTATTGTAGGATTTGCTGCTTATTATTCTGTTAAACATGGTTTGTTACCTAAATTACAAGAAACTATTACTAATTTAGGTAAGTAAGTATGGGAGTTAAGAATAAATTAAAAGAGATTCGAATGAAAGAATATATGATGAATCAAAAAGAGTTTTGCAATCTTCTAGGAATAAGTCAGAGTACGTATAGCACTATAGAAGCAAATAAAATACAAGGAAATATAGAGAACATATTAATTATAGCTAAAGCACTTAATCTAAGGGTAGAAGACATTTGGTACCTTTCAGATTAGGTGCTTTTTTATTTTATATTATCGTATATTCGAAAAAAAATAAAATATAAGATTTTTTTTCGAAAAGTAGGAAACTTTTATAAAAAGTGTGCATACATATATAACAAAGGACGAAGAAAAGGAGAAAAAAATATGATCTTAGGTGTAGATATTGGTACTTATAGTGTAAAAACTTCTAATAAAGTTACATTTTTTAGTAAATTTACACAAGAAGAAAGTTTTACTGAGATAAATAAGATTAATATAAATGGATCTAGTTATAACATAGGAGAAGGAGAATTTAGTACAGATTGGGATAAGAGTAGAAAAGGAAATACATTAATACTTCTTTACTCAGCAATTTATAAGAGCGCTGAAGATAATATAAATCAAATTGTATTAGGATTACCAGTACAGCAATACAAGAAAAACAAAAATAATTTAATAGAACTTATAGAAAATAATAAATGTGCAAAAGTAGAAAATAGAAATTTAATTATTACAGATGTTACTGTAGCTCCAGAAGGTGCAAGTAGTTATTATTCTATAGACAGTAGTTTAAGAGAAGAAATAGGAAATAAGCAACTAATAATAATAGATATAGGAGGTAGGACTACAGATATCATAGTTTTTGAAAATAAAGTTATAGTTGATGTTAAAACTATACCTATAGGTATGTTAAATATCTACCAAGAGATTATAGATACTGTTAATACTCAATATACAGAAAGCTTACTTTTAGAAGATGGAGAAACTATATTAAAAGATGGTTTATTTCTTAAGGGTAAGCAGCAAGATATTGCATTTATACAACCTATTTTAAAGAGAAATTTTAATACTATATTTAAAGAATTGCAGCTAAAATATAACACCAATAAAGGGTATATATACTTAACTGGTGGAGGAAGTATACCACTTAAGCTACCATTCAAAAATAGGCTTAATAATCTAATAATTTCTAATAATCCAATTTTCGATAATGCAATTGGTTTTGAAAAGGTAGGTGAATCATTATGGCTAGAATAACTGTAAGCTTTAAGAATACAGAAAAAGATACAGAATTACATGAGTATTGGGATAATATGGAGGATAAATCTGTTGAAATAAAAAAGGTTTTAAGAAAAGAAATGGAAAGAAGAAAAAGCTTAGAAAATAAAAAAGATGAACAAAAGCTAACTAAAAAAGAAGAAAAAGTTAATAATATATTAGATTTTTAGTATAAAAAAAGCCTACCTAATTAATAGATAGACTTAGGCTAGGTAGCTATCAGCTCTGCTCACATGCGTTTCGCTTACGCTAATAGAATATGCAAACATCTTTAAAAAGATGACTAATTTTAAGCATAAATATTAAGCTTTAATAAAATATTAAGAATTTATAAGAAATTTGAAATAGCTAAGGCTAAGCCATATGCAAAAATAGATCCCCAAACAAAAGTATACATAGTAAGACACCTCCGATTAATTATTACTAATAGTATTAACTTAAATAATTAATTTTATACATGGAGGTATTAAATGAGCAAAGAAATTACAATGACTTTTAATCAATTCTTTGAAATGGAAAAAGGAATTTTATCTTTAGATGAAATAGTACAAGCTAATAATTTAGAAACTATATCAGGAGAAATATTGAAAAATAATAGATTAAGAAAATGTGCAATTACTTTTATAGCATTAGTAAATAGTGCATTGCCAGTTTTTGCAGAGGAACCTGATGCGACTATAGCAGTAGCTAATATTCATAGGGCCACTAGTACTCTATTAGATGTATTACAAGAAGGGATTTATTCATTATGCATACTTGGTTGTGTAATGGAAATCGGGAAGGCTATAGTAGGAAGAAAAAAAGAGTCTATTCCTAATATAATCTTTAAATACATTTTAGCATTTGGAGCTATATATTTCTTACCATGGATATTCGATTTAATAAAATTAATATTTTCAAATAAATAGGGAGGGCAGTATTATGTTAGAAAATATTAAACAATCAGTATCAGAAGCAATTCAAGAATCATTCAGTGGTATGTTTCACAATTTGTTTAATTGGCTTGCTAGAGGTGTAATAGATAATTCCTATGAAATATGTTTAACTGTAGCTATTATTTCACTAATTTTATATATAGCTGGTAAAAGAAAAGCAGGCAAATATGTAACTATATCACTTGCAATTTATTTTATATTGCAAAGCTTAAGAGGTTTTGTGATATGAGAAGTTTAAGATTAAGTGAATATTTTAAATTAACAAAGCCAGCTTATAAGTATATTCAAATAACACCTCATAAATCTATTCGTAACTATAACAGTTCTAATATAGCAAAAACTATAGCACACACCTATAAATCATTGGATAAACGTATAAGAAGAGAAAAAAATAAATTATTCTTTGAATGTGATTTTAAAATTTCCTACATTATAGATATACAAAATAATGATGCAAAGTTTTACTTTTTAGTTCCAGATCCATTTATTACTGTATTATTAGAAAAAATTAAAGAAATATGGTCCAAAGCTACAGTTACTATATTGGAAGATAAAATAAAATCTTTTTCAGAAGATGCAGAAATGTATCAATTGAGTTATAAAAAAGAAGAAGCAATGTCTTTACAGGTAGATAAAAAATCTAATGAACCTTTAAATTCTATATTATCAGTAATGGATGTTATGAAAGATGATGATAGGATTACTATAGTATATAATTTTTTACCGTGCAGCCAGTTTGGATGGTTACAAAGATACAATGAAACTATGGATAAAATTAAAAATCACAAAATTATAGATAAGAAGCAAACAAGTCCAGAATATATTATAAAATCTACATTAGTTAATATCATAAAATTATTTAATACATTTTTACAAGTATTAGATGATTTTACTGGTGGAAGTGGAGAAGATAGCAAGGAGAGTTTATATAGTTCTATATTAGGAGTTTTAGAACAACAAAAAGAACTAAGTGCAGCTACAAAACGTAAAAAAGAACAAACTATATTAGATACACAAATAGGAATAATATCAGAAAGCACAGATGAAAGCAGAAAAGTTAATAATGCTTTAAGTGTGTGCCAAGCCTATAGGGTATTAGATGAAGATAATGAACTTATCTATAAGAAGATAAATAATAAAAAAGCTATTGATTTAGAAAAAACAAGTCTAGGAACTACAATAAGTACTATAAGCACGGAAGAAGCATCTAACTTTATACAAATACCAGGAAGAAGCCTATTATATTCTTTAGGTATCAAATTTATTAAAGTAGAAGAGGTTAAAGTGCCTGAGAAATTAAGAAAAGGTTATATATGTTTAGGTAATGCTAAAAATAAAGGTACTATATTAGCAGCATACTTAGAAGATGATAAAGAAATAGGTTCACTTCCATTAATGTTGTTAGGTAGGCAAGGAGGAGGAAAAACAACTTATATGTGTAACTATGCTAATTATTGTTTAAGCAGAAATGAAAGCATAGTACATATAGATTTTATAAAAAATTGTGAAGCAAGTAAGTCTATCGAAAGAGTTGTACCTAAAAATAGATTAGTTATATTAGATTTTAGTACAGAACAAGGATTACAAGCTCTAGCTTATAATGAAATAAGATTTACAGATAATATGTCTTGGTTTGAAAAACAAGCATTAGCTAATAAAAAAACAGAACTTACATTAGAATTAATAAATTCTATAAATGTAAATGGTGATCCATTAAGCGCTAAGATGGAGCGATATTTATGTGCTTGTACAGATATAGTATATCTTAATGAAAAAGCTACTCTTAAAGATGTAATCAATTGTTTGACCAATTATAAATATAGAGAAAGCATATTGAAAAGTATTCCAGAAGAATTACAAGAAGAATTACAAGATAGTATAGATACTTTACTAGAATTGGATGAATGGTCCAAAGCTAGTAAAGATAATCCAAGTGAGAAAATTGGTACAAGAGATAGTAAAATAGAAGGAATATTAGATAGAGTAACACTACTTAAAAGAGATTTTTATCTTAAAAAGATGTTTAATAAGACTCCAGAAGGTAATATAGATTTTGCAAAGGCAACAGAAGAGGGAAAGGTTATTTTAGTAAGAATGCCACAATCGAAATTTAAGGATTATGTTAAAAATGTTATTACTACTTTCCTTTTAACCAAATGTTGGCTAGCAGCAGAATTAAGAGGGGAATTATCAGAGAAAACTAAAAGGTGTCATGTTCTTATAGATGAAATAAGTCAAACTAAAACAGCAGAAATGTTCATGGAATCTAAATTAACTCAAACTAGAAAGTTTGGTTTAAAATTTGTTTTAACAGGACAATATTTAGATCAATTAGAACAGCAAACTATTAAAAGTCTTAAAGGTGCTGGGTGTTCATTTATGCTTCTTAAAGGAGCTATTAAGGAAGATTTTCAATATTTTAAAGATGAACTTGATGGAACTTTTGAGTATGAGGATCTAAAAGATATGGAACCATTCAGTAGCTTAAATGTAATTCAATATTCAGATGGATATTCTAGTTTTATAACAAAACTTCCACCAGAATTAAAATAGGCTAGGAGATAATATCCTAGTCTTATTTTTCTATTCCATTTAAATAAAAATAGATTTGCAACAAAAATAAAGATGTTCTATAGGACAATAGATCAAATAGGTTGTCTATTAATCTTCTTTTAAGCATTTAGTACAACTATAAATATGACAATGCATATCATTGTTTCTTAACATATCACAATCATTATTTAAATAAAAAAATATATAAACTCTAACAGGACATATATCAAGAGCATTAGATAGTATTTTTATTGCTTTTGGAGAAGGTATTTTTTTGCCACTTTCTATTTTCGAAATATAACTTGCATTAAAGTTACATCTTCTAGCTAATTCCGACTGACTAATTTCCTGTTTAGTTCTTTCTTTGGCTATTATATTCATCCTTCACCTTCGTATTAAAAATTGACATTTAATTATTTTATACAACAAATTCAGATAAAAAACAACAAGATAATACAAGAAAAATTTGCAAAATTTGTCTAAAACATGCCTCGCAGTCACAGATTTTTCTGATATAATTATCTTGTACAGGAAATTAGGTTGGCCAACCTCTTTATAGGAGGTAAACATGGGAAAAAGCAAAATAGAAAAACTTAGAGGAAAGTTACATAGAGCAATTGAATACTATGGAAGAGATTCACCCATAGTATTAAAAATAAGTCAAGAGTTAGATATGCATATAGTGGAAGAATTAAAGAAATGTAAAAATAAAAAAAGACCCTTAAATAATAATTTGGTCTTTTGATATTAGTATTTAGGATAAGGCTTTCTTATAAAAGTTCTACCAAGTAGAAAATCTGTGCTCACATCATAGAAATTAGCCAATAATTCAAGCATTTGTATAGATGGTTCATATGTACCATTTTCATAGTGAGCATATGCTGAGCGAGATATATTAAGCTTTTTAGAAAGCTCATCCTGAGTGAGTTCAGATTCTTTTCTAAGATATGTCAACCTTTTAGATAACAATTGTATCACCCCAACACAATTTTAACAACAGAATTTACAAATTGTGCTACAATGTTATCAAAACGAACAAAATTACATAAAAATCAAATAAAGTTAAATTATTATGTAATTGTATATTTGGGCAAAAATGAAAAAATTAAATATAATATCTATTAAAAATAAAACACAAGAGGGAGCAGTGTATTATGACTGAAAGACATTATCAAAATGAGATAACTTACATTTTAAATTCATTTAAGGAAAAGAAGAGCGAAAATTCTTATTGCTACAATAATAGTAAAATAAAAAATGAACTAATGATATTAACAAAAAATATTTCAACACTTAAATTGGATAAAATGCTTAATAATATAAAATATAATTTAAAAAATAGATAAATTCTAGGTAATAAAACTAGACTTTATCTATTACATTTAACTACTATGGTAATGCATGGTGGAAACAAAAAGAAGAATTTGAAAAATTTAATGGACCAATTCTTATGACTACAAACTGTATAGTTATTCCAAAGGATTCTTATAAGAATAGATTATTTACAACAGGAGCTA